AATCATTGGGATAATCTAAAACCTACAGAAAAACCAGAAAGAATACCAGCATTTGGGTTTGGTAAAGCAAATGGTGTTGAAATGTACGTTTTAAAGCCTTATGAAGCTGGTAAGTACTATTATAGTAGTCCAGATTGGTCTTCTGCAATGCCTTACGCAGTGTTAGAGGACGAAATAGGGGATTACCTTATAAATGATTGTATAAATGGTTTCAGCGGCACTAAAGTTGTCAATTTTAACAATGGAGTACCAGACCCAGAGAAAATGCAATCAATTAAGAGCGATGTACTAGGAAAACTAACTGGAAGCAGAGGAGAAAAAGTAATAGTAGCTTTTAATAACAATTCAGAATCTAAAACTACGATAGATGACATTCCTTTGAACGATGCACCTCAACATTATCAGTATTTAGCTGATGAGTGCTTTAGAAAACTAATCGTTGGTCATAGGGTTACATCTCCAATGCTTCTAGGAATACGTGAAGGTAATGATGGACTAGGAAACAATGCAGAAGAAATAAAGAACGCTACACAACTATTTGACAATATAGTCATACAATGCTTTCAAGATCAAGTAATAGAGTGTTTAGATGCTATTTTGTCAGTTAATGATATAGCATTAGACTTATACTTTAAAACTCTTAAACCTCTAGACTTTAGCGATATTGACATAGTTAATGAAGAAATCATTGAAGAAGAAACTGGTTATGAGTTAAGTAAGACTTGTTGCTCATCAGATTCAGAAGAAGAATTAACAGAAGAAGAATCAGAGAATATATTAGGTCATTTAGCAGAAAGTGGAGAACAAATGTCAGAAGAATATGTGTTTGTTGATGAAATAGACGAAGAAGAAGACATAGACAACGAAGATTGGGCAAATTACTTAATAAACGAGAAGAAAAGCACACTATCTAAAGTTAAAGGTTTGTTAGGTTTAAAAGATGAAATAACTTCCAAGAAAAAAGGAAGTTCTTTTAGTTATTTAGATTCTAAAAACGGATTATATAAAATAAGATACACTTACGCAATAGGTTCATCAAAAGCAAGTAGTTCTCAAAGAGACTTTTGCAGAAATATGATGAATATGGCAAGTGCTGGTACTGTATGGACAATAGAGGACATAGACAGAGCAAGTAGAGAGGGTGTTAATAGAGAATTAGGGCATAAAGGTAGGTCTTACGACTTGTTTAAGTTTAAAGGTGGTATTTATTGTAGACACAAATGGAAAAAGGTCTTATATAGGCTAGAAAGCAATACAGAGCCATCAGAGAATTTAGGAAACTATAAAAAGACAAGAACTATTCCTAAAAGTTATATGAAAAACCCAAGAGGTTCTAAACAAGCTGGAATTGCGCCAGAGAATATGCCTAATAGAGGAGCATACCCTAAATAAGATAAGAAATGGCAAAAGCATTATTTATAACAACTAAAGACATTAAAAGGTATTCTGTACTTTCTGGTAATGTAGACCCAGACAAGTTTATCTATATGGTAGAGATTGCACAAGATACAGAGGTACAAAATTATTTAGGAACTAAACTTTTAGAAAAGATACAAGCATTAATTATAGCTGGAACTATAAACGACCCAGCTAACGCTGCTTATAAGACACTTTTAGAGACGTATGTGAAGCCTATGACTATTTATTGGGCATTAGTATGCTATATGCCTTTTGCTGCTTATACAGTTGCTAATGGTGGTGTATATAAACACACATCAGAAAGTAGTGTAACAGTAGACAAAGATGAGGTTGATTATTTAGTAGAGAAATATAGAGACATAGCACAATTTTACACTAATAACTTTATAGACTTTATGGTGTATAATCAAAATACGTATCCAGAGTACAACGCAAATACTCAAGATGATACATATCCAGACACTTCTAACGCAGATTTTGGTGGATGGGTATTATAAGATATAAACAAAAAAAAGAGAATATTGTAAAGTTAGTACAATACTTAAAAAAGAAATATGTGGACACAAACGAACACACTAGACATAGAAATAAATTATAACTATAAAACAAAGAAGTAATGGATACTGGAACTTGGGGATTATATTACAATTATACTTGGTGGGGAAACGCTATACAAACAGCACCTTCAGTTATTGGTAAACCAGACTTTTTTGGTAGTCAATTTGCTATGAATGAAAGACAAGAAGTTGAAGCAGTTAAGTGTATCGCTGATTGGATTCACGAAACACAAATATTAGACGTATAAAAAAATTAAACAATGGCAAAACCAAAATTAGCATTAATACCAGCAGCACAAGGAGACAAGTTTTATTCTGTACTCCCATCAGATGGAGTAGGAGACTTTGACTTTACAAGAGCAAGTACTGGAACTAGAATAGCACCAACTGGACTAATACAAGAAGTAGCAAGTGGAGATTCAAGACTAAACTACGACTTATTAAATGGTAAAGTAGTTAATTGTCCTCATTACCTTTTAGAACCAGCTAGGACTAATTCTATTACTTATTCAGAAGATTTTAGTAATGCTTATTGGTTATCTGGGGCAACTCCAAACAATGAAGTTTCTCCAAACGGAACACTAACTGCATACACAAATTTAGCAACTGGGATTTATCCAGTTAACCAAACATCTATTGATTGTACAATAGTAAATACGGGCTCTATTTTTGCAAAATCTAATCCAAATGGTTCAAACATAATGACTTTAAACTTAAATAGGTATGGAAGTGGTGATGCTGTTATATGTACTTTTGACCTTTTATTAGGTACATTTGGAACTGTTGCAAATAATGGTACTGCTTCTCAAGGTACTGCTAAAATAGAAAATTTTGGCAATGGTTGGTATAGATGCTCTTTGTCTGGTATCTGTTCAACAACTTCTGGTGGGTTATCTTTTAATCCAATTGGAGACTGTTTTATCTACGGAGCGCAAGTAGAAGCTGGCTCTTACCCAACAAGCTACATTCCTACTAATGGAACAGCAATTACAAGAGCAGCAGAAACTGCTACTGGCTCTGGAGATGCAGCTACGTTTAACGATTCAGAAGGTGTGTTGATGGCAGAGATAAGCGCTTTGGCTGATGATGGAACTTTTAGATTTTTAGGATTAAGCGATGGAACTACAAGTAATAGAGTGAGTGTTTATTTTGATAATTTAAATAAATTAAGTGCGTCTGTCCCAGATGTTGCTGCTTTTTCTTCGAATGTTAACATAAAAGATAACAATAAAGTTGCTTTTAAATATAAAAGTGGAGGTTATAGTTTTTATGTAAATGGTTTTGAACTTGGGACATCTACATCAACTGCTGGTTTGCACTCTGGATTAAACACATTAAATTTTGATTTTGGTGGTGGGTCTGATGATTTCTACGGAAAAACTAGAGAAGTACAATACTTTGATTCAGCATTAACAGACGCACAATTAGAAACACTAACAAGTTGGACATCATTACAAGAAATGATTACATCTCAATTATATACAAATTACTAATGGCACAAACACTAAAATTTGGAAATAAAGTATGGGCAGCTAAAGAAGATTCTGTACTGGCATACAACGACATCAATAACAACTATAAGCCTTTGCCTTTCGACTTTGCAAGAGCAAGTATAGGAACAAGAGTAAACAAAGATGGTCTAATAGAAACAATGGGGCAAGATATAGCAAGAATAGACTATACAGATAGTGCTGATGGTGTTCTTTTGTTAGAGCCTAGTTCTACTAACTTAATACCTTATAGTGAGGATTTTGGAGCTGGCAGTTTTACATCAAATTCAATTTTATATACAGCTAATACAACAGAAACAATATCTCCAAGTGGTAATAATACTGCTGATAAGTTTGAAGTAACTACATCTAATAGCGATGCGCATAGAAGATTTACTCAAACAACAGCAATACAATCATTTACTTTATCTGTTTATATAAAAGGAAATAAAGGTCAAAAATTTCAATTATTTTTAGCTCGAGATTCTTATGCTCAAATAAAAGATATAAATGTTACTTTGAGTGGTGGTTGGCAAAGAATAGTTTTATCAGATTCTTTTAGCACAACTTCTTCAAGTGTTGTTATAGGTTATGAATTTGGGTTTGGCTCATCTGATAGTATTGCTGGTCAAGTTTATTATTTATGGGGCGCACAATTAGAAGCCTTATCATACCCTACATCTTACATACCAACATCTGGCTCAACAGTAACAAGAGCAGCAGAGACTTGTAATAACTCTGGTAATAGTGAAGTGTTTAATGATAGTGAGGGAGTATTGTTTTTCAATTTAAATACATTAGATACATCTGCAATACCAGCAATTTCTTTAAGCGATGGTACTTTTAGTAATGAAATTGAGTTTGCTTATTTTGGTACAAATCAATGGAATGTTGTAATGAGAGTTGGTGGCACAAATACATTTGTTATTGGAACTGTAAATGGAGATGCTTATAGTAAGTTTTCAGTTTCTTATACATCAAGTAATTTTAAAGTATTTCTAAATGGGTTTTTAATTGCAAGTAACCCAATGGCATCTGCTTTAAGTGGATTAAAAGAAATTGATTTTAGTTTACCAAGTGCAACAAACCCTTTCTACGGAAAGACAAAAGAACTTGGCTACTACGATACAGCACTAACAGATGCAGAACTAGAAACATTAACATCATACAGAAACTGGGTGTCTATGGTAAACGAATTAAATTTAAACATAATATACAATGGCTAATACATTAAAATTTGGTAATGGACAATGGGCAACTGGTAACGGAACAGCTCTTGCGTATAATGACGAGAACTCTAACTTTAAACCTCTACCTTTTGACTTTACAAGAGCATCAAGTGGAACAACAGTTAATCAATCTGGTTTAATAGAAACAGTAGGTAGTGGAATACCAAGAATAGACTTTCAAGGAAATACTAAAGGTGCTTTATTATTAGAGCCTAGTAGAACTAATTCTATCACTTATAGTAATGATTTAAATGCTAGTGGTTGGAATACTTTTTCAACAGATGGTGGAACTGTTACAAGAACATTAAATTATGGCATAAGTCCGAGTGGAAAACAAGATTCAACAAGAGTTGTTTTTGATACTCAATTTGTTTCGTTATATTATTCTTTTAGTGGTATTTCTGGAGATGCTTCTGCTACAATGTACGTTAAAGGTGGTGCTGGAAAAGTTATTGCTTTCGGTTTTGGTTCAGACGTTTCATTTGGTCAAGAATTTACTCTCAATGGGCAATGGCAAAGAATAGAGTTTAATGCAACCTCAACTAATACTACTTTAAATATAACTGCTTGGGGTTCTACTAGAACTGCTTCTGATATTGAAGTTTACGGAGTGCAACTAGAAGCTGGAAGCTACGCTACTTCTTATATACCAACAAGTGGAAGTGCTGTAACGAGAGTGGCTGATAGTTGTAGTCAAACTACTCCAAGTGGTGTTATAGGGCAAACAGAGGGGACTATGTATGTTGAGTATTCAGCACTATCAAATGACCTTTCATATCGCTCTATTGGCTTAAATAGTGGTTCTGCCTTAAATCGTTTACTTATTAGTTTCAATAACATATCTAACAATATAAACTTTTTAGTACAAGTTGGGGGCGTTACGCAAGTTTCTATAAATTACTCTGGGTCTGATATAACCTCAAGTCTTAAGTTAGCATTTGGCTACAAGGAAAATGATTTTGTAGCCTATGTAAATGGTACGCAAGTGGGAACAGATACAAGTGGCTCAACCTATACATCTGGAACGCTTACTACATTTAGTTTTGACAATGCGGCAAATGCAGATAGACTATTTGCTAAACTCAAACAAGCACAACTTTACAATACAAGATTATCAAATAGCAAATTAGCAGCATTAACACAAGTGTAACAATTACACCTATAATAAAAACAAGAGTAAATCTTTACATAAGGAACACAATAAGATAAGAAAATTAAAAAAACTATACAGATAATATAATAACCAATAGTTATAACCAAAAGTAAATAAATATGAAAATTAGTAAATACGAATTTGATTCACAAGAAGCAGCAGAATTAAAAATAGCAGCTTTACCTCATTCAACTGATGAAGATGGTAATTCACACCCTTCACATAAACACACTATTGTTAAGCTAGGACACATAGTTTTAGAACAAGGAGAGTATGATGAAGAAGGAAACGAAACACAAGCTCCAGTATTATCAGACAAATATTCTGTTGATGTACTATGGAACGAACCAGAAATAACTACAGTAGATACTGAAGCTGTTTTAGATGAAGATGGTATGGTAGTAACACCAGCAGTAACATCTGTTAGTCATCCTTATGGATGGGCAAATAAAGCATTAGATTTAGAAGATGAAGGAGTTCACGGCTTCTTTGGTGTTTCATATCAAGGTAATAAAATGTAATGATACAAGACTATAAAACATTATTTATAAATATGGGTAGTCTAGGGCTATCATTAACAGATATTGATATAATACTTAAAATTGCATTATTGGCTATAACTATTGGATATACATTACAAAAATGGTATTTAATGAATAAAAACAAAAAGTAATGTCTAAAGCTTTAGAACTTGAGGAATCCTCTAAAATACAACTTGATTTAAAAAGTTTAATTGGAATTATAGTTGGTATATTATCTATTGCAGGAGTTTGGTTTACATTAACAGCAGAGATAGCCACACTACAAATGGACGTAGCTAGATTGCGATACAACCAAAGTTTAAATGATGAATTTAGAATTAAATGGCCAAGAGGAGAATTAGGTGCTTTGCCAGCAGATGGAAGACAAGACCTGAAGATTGAGTATATGGAAAAAGAAATAGAGGAAATATATTCAGTTTTAAAAGAAATTAAATAAAAAATACAATGACAAAAAACTTTACTAAAGAAGAATTTGATTGTAACTGCGATTGTGGTGTTTGTGAAATGCCTATAAATGTATATCATAATATTGTTAAAGTTGCTAATCAATTACAAGTATTAAGAGATGAGTTAAAAAAGCCTATACACATTAATTCTGCATATAGGTCAGAAGAATATAATGCAAAGGTCGGTGGTGTTAAAACCTCACAACATATAATGGGTAAGGCTGCTGATATTGCAATAAAAGGATTATCTCCATTAGAAGTATATAAGACAATAGAAAGACTTATCGAAAACGGAGATATGTTACAAGGTGGATTAGGTTTGTACGATTCTTTTGTACATTACGATATAAGAGGAGAAAGAGCTAGATGGGATTATCAAAAAAAATTATAGTATGTTTTTAGGTTTTAGTTTTATTATTGAAAGAGGTTTATTATTTGGTTGGGAATATTACCCAGCATTAGATAAAGAAGATAATGAAGAACTAAACATTTATTTAATATTTATTTGTTTACATTTTAAGTGGGGTTATGGCAAAGAAGTTTAAAGATACAAAAGTAGGTAAGTTTTTACTTAACAATGGTTCTGGTATTGTTAATACATTAGGCGATGCTTTACCTTCTAATGGTGTTTTAGGTATCGTTAAAGGACTTATAGACAAAGATGAAACATTACCACCAGAAGACAAAGAAAAGGCTTTAAAACTACTAGAAATGGATATGGTAGAAATGCAAGAGGTAACTAAACGATGGGAAGCAGATTTAAATTCTGATAATAACTTATCTAAAAATATAAGACCACTTACATTAATGTTCTTTTCAGTTGCTTATGTTGTTGGTTGGTATTTAGATTATTCTTTAGAAAACATTACTGGACTATTGTCTTTAATAGTCGGTGCTTATTTTGGTGGAAGGTCTTACGAAAAAACCAGAAGGTAGCCAGATAAATTTGAATATTCTTCATATATCTTTATATTTCTAATTTAATATTTATAATAATTTTAATATATATATATTTATAAAAATAATAATAATTTAAAAATTTCAAATGTATTACTTTTTTTTTAAATAAAAAAATGTTATATTTATACTATGAACATAGCAGTAAAAATTAGAAGACACGAAAACCAAACTGAATACTACGATTTAAAACTTTCTACATATAAAGAAAGTATTGAAGGTAAATTCAGTAAAGAAGATTTACGTTACTTAATACAGCAAATAGACAACGAGATAATATAATGCCTAAAAAACCATCAAGAAAAACAATAATTAAAAAACTTGATAAAGTATTCAGTCAATTTATTAGAAGAAGATTTGCAGTAAATCAGATAGCAAAGTGCGTAACATGTGGTAAACAGGCGCATTGGAAAGAGTTACAAGCTGGTCACTTTATGAGCAGAAAGCATTACTCAACAAGGTGGGATGAAACGAATGTACAAGTACAGTGCAGTGGGTGTAATGTTTTTAGGTATGGTGAACAATTTAAATTTGGAATCTATTTAGAAGAATCATATGGCGAAGGTACAGCACAAACAATGCATAATAAAAGTAGAGAAATAGCAAAGTATAGCGATATACATTTAAAAGAACTAATAGAATATTACAATAAATTACTAACTAACTTAAAATAATTCTTGTTTTGTTTTGTTTTCTGAAAAGGGGTTGGCTTCGGTTAGCCCCTTTTTTTTTGCTTTATTTTAAATTATTTTATAAACATAGTTGTTAATTAAATAAAAAGTATTATATTTACATAACAAAACAAAAACTATTATTATGAATTCATTAGAAAAATTAAGAAACAAACAATTAAAAGAATTACAATTATTAGAAAGAGGTGAACAATTCTTAAAAGGCGAACCATTAAGACAACTATGGGAATCACAAGACAAATTAAAAGAACAACACTTACAAGAATTTAAACTTCTATTAAGAAAAGAAGGGTTATTACTTAACAGCTAAAAACAAAACAATATGCATTACAGAATAACAACACAAGACAGTCAAATTATTAGAGAAAAAGATTATTTTAAAGCATACACATATTCTTTATTTAATAAATGTATTTTAGAAAGAGTTAATGGCTCTGGAGTAGGATTAGAAATTAATAATTTTACAAACTTATGAAAAACGAACCTATACACGAAACAGTTAGAGACTTATACACTTTTAAAAATATGCAGATAGATGCATTACAAAAAGAGGTTGCTATAAAAAATAAAAAAATTCTGCAATTAGAAACTTTTATATTTGAGTTATGTGATAAAAATTGTCCAGAATTATATAAGAAAATTGTAATAAAAGAGTTATTAAATGACACTACAAGAGATTAACTTTCATACTAATTATGAACTATTAGCTAACTTGCTGTTAGAGTTTAACAAAACTAAACCTAAAGAAGCTGATAAATATATGAAAGCATTAAGCGAAATGTATTTTTATATAAACTCAATGCATATAGAAAACAGAGAATTAAGATTAAACAACAGTAACATTAAACAAGAAATAAGAAAACAAACTTTGGACTTTTACGAGTTTAAAAATAATGTAAAAGAAATTATAAACTAAAACAAAATGAACAGAGAAAAATTAAAAGCATTGTATCAAAAGTATGAATTAACTCCAGAGGATATATTTACAAAAGATATAGGGTATGGAGATAACAAAAAAACTTTTACTATAATCACAAGATCAGGAATTGAAAAGATTCAAGCAAAAGAAAACATAACTGTAAATTATGAAGTAATAAAATGCGAAACTATTTTTGCAGTTATTAAAGCTATTGCATTTGTACAAACAAAACCAAATACTTTAATAGAAAGTTTCGGATCTGCATTAAAAGGGGCTTCATTCAAAGAGGGCAATTGCCAGAGCTGGTATGTAGTTGAAATGGCAGAGAAAAGAGCTTTATCAAGAGCTGTGTTAAAATTAACTGGCTTTTACCAATTAGGAGTATTTGGTGAAGACGAATCAGAAGATTTTAAAAAAACAAATAAAATAGATAAAAAAAAATTAATAAACCTAAATAAATAAACAATGGCATCATTAATCAATTTAAACATTAACGTAGAAAATCTACCAAAAGAAAAATTTGTAAAAGGAAAAAAAGGAGTTTACTATAACTTTACAATAAGTGTAAACGATGATACTAATCAATTCGGTCAAAACGTATCAGCCTTTGATTCACAAACAAAAGAAGAACGAGAAGCTAAAAAGCCAAAGCAATACATCGGAAATGGCAAAGTAGTTTGGACAGACGGAAAGTCCACTAAAGCACAGCAAGAAGCTCAACCACAAGACAACGACAACAATGTAGATTTACCATTTTAATATTTGGGAGGGTGTAAAAGCCCTCCTTTTTTTATGACCGAAGAACAGAAAATGTTTATGCAACTCTTGGAAGAAGAGTGTGTAATAAATACTAATGACATAGTAGAATATCCACCAGTAGCAATATCTATGGGAGAAACAACTATACAAACACTAAAAGGTTTAAAGACATTACCAATTCCGATTGGAACGTATGGCAACTTTAGTTTTGTACAAGCGCCACCAAAAACCAAAAAGACTTTCTTTATTAGTTTATTAGCTTCTGTATATTTAGGAAACAAAAACAAATTTGGTGGAAAGTTAAGAGGACATAGAGATCATAAATGTCTGATACACTTTGATACTGAGCAAGGTAAGTTTCATGCTCAAAGAGTATTTAGAAGAGTTGTAGATATGAACCAAGAACAAGATTTAGGTTGCTATCACACGTTTGGTTTAAGAACAGTAGGTTTTAAACAAAGAGTACAGTTTATAGAGTATTATTTAAAAGAAAAAATAGAACAAGGTAAAGTAGGTTTAGTAGTCATTGATGGCATAGCTGATTTGGTTTCTGATGTAAACTCGTTAGAGCAGAGTAACGAGGTTGCGCAGAAGTTAATGGAGTGGAGTCAGCGTTTTAATTGTCATATAATTACAGTAATACATAGTAATTTTGGTAGCGACAAACCCACAGGACATCTTGGATCTTTACTAGAAAAAAAGACAGAGACTCAAATACAATTAGAAACAAACACAGTAAACAAGGATTGGATAACAGTTAAATGCAAACGAAGCAGAGGTTACGCTTTTGAAACATTTAGCTTTAAAGTTAACGACATAGGTCTACCTGAGATAGTTGGAGATCTATATAATCCCTTAAAAGGTGTAAGTTTTTAAATATGGCAAATTGGTTAAATAAAGTAGCAAAATATCATAAAGAGTGGGTACAAATAGCAAAAACATTAGGAGCAAAAGACTATGCTGAAGACATAGTACAAGAATCTTATATAAAATTACATATGTATGCAAGCGAAGAAAAATTATTTAATAATGGAATTATATCAAAAGGCTATATGTATTTTGTAATACGTTCTGTTTTTTTAAGCTATATAAATTCAAAAAACAAAATAAATAAAATACAAATAGAAGAGTTTTTTAAAGATAAAGATTTTATAGAAATACCTCAAAAGGATTTTGATAAATTTACTGATAATAATGATTTAGATAAAGAAGAGGCTTTTTGGAAATTATGTAAAAAGATAGATCAAGAATTAGAAAACTGGCATTGGTATGATAAAAGTATTTATAAATTATATAGAGATACTGAATTAAGCATTAGAGGTATGGCTAAAGATACCTCAATAAGTCCAGTAAATATATTTCATACATTAAAAAAAGGCAAAGATAAAATAAGAGATAAATTTAGCGAAGACTACGAAGATTTTAAAAACGAAGATTACAATTTAATATGAAACAACCAAAAGACAAACGTACTAAAGAGTACAAAGAATGGAAAGCAAATTATGACAAACAATCAAAAGGGTTAGGAGACACCATTGCTAAGATTACTGAAGCTACTGGAATAGCTAAAGCTGTAAAATTTATAGCTGGAGAAGATTGTGGCTGTGACGAAAGACAAGTAGCACTAAATAAGGCATTTAGATATAAAAGACCAAAGTGCTTACTAGAAGATGAATATATTTATTTAAGAGAATGGTTTGCATTAAACAGAACAAGAGTAAACCCATCAGAACAAAAACAATTATTAAAAATATACAACAGAGTATTTAATGATAAAAAAGTAATGACATCTTGTGGGAGTTGTATAAGAACTATAACTAATGAATTAAACTCTTTATATAAAACTTATGGAAATTAGACCACGTATTAACGGAAACAAAAAAACAGCTTACGAAAACATAACTAAGAAAGAAACAAGAGTGCTTGTTATAGGAGACTTACACGAGCCATTTTGTTTAAATGGATACTTAGAACATTGTCAAGAAACTTATGCAAAGTACAATTGCAATAGAGTTGTATTTATTGGAGATGTTATAGACAATCATTATAGTAGTTATCACGAATCAGATGCGGATGGTTTAGGTGGAGGTCAAGAGTTAGAACTAGCAATAAGTAAAATAGCAAACTGGTACAATACATTTCCTAAAGCACATGTAACAATTGGCAACCATGACCGTTTAATTATGAGAAAGGCACAAACAAGTGCTGTACCTAAGAAATGGATAAAAGCATATAAAGATGTATTAGAAGTTCCACAATGGAAATTTGTTGATAGAGTTGTAATAGATGATGTTCAATATATTCATGGAGAAGCTGGAACAGCAAGAATGAAATGTAGAGCAGATATGCAAAGTACTATTCAAGGCCATTTACATACCCAGTGTTACACAGAGTGGTATGTAGGACAAAACTTTAAAGTTTTTGGATCACAAGTAGGATGCGGGATAGATGCAACTGCTTACGCGATGGCATATGCTAAAAGAGGAAAAAAACCAGCTATTGCTTGTGCGGTAGTATTAGGAGGGCATACAGTAATTAATGAACTAATGGAATTATGAAAAATAAAAAATACACAACTAAAGAAAGGTTTAAGATACTAGAAGCAACAGTAGCTACTTTATATGTAGCAATAGAAAAGTTATCAAAAAGAATAGATGTTATAGATAATTTTTTAACCAAAGCAACAAAAGATTTTAAAGAAGAATAGTATATATTAACAAAATTGTTTATATTTGTACAAAACAAAACAAAATGAAAAAAGAAGTAACAATAGAATATGATAACATAGCATTAGTTGTTGTGGGAGAATATGAAAAAGGACAAGATGGTAGTTATATGTACCCAGATTTTAGTAGTGATTTTAATTGTTTTAAAGTGCTATGTGGAGGACAAGACATTATAGACATACTAGAACAAGAAGTAATTGATGAGTTAGAAAATCAAGCCATAGAAATAATTGAAGAAAAATGGTAGTATTATTTGATGCAGACAGTTTAGTGTATTCTTCTTGCTGTGGTGTTGATGACATACTAGATGAAGCTATAGGAAAGTTTGATGAGATATTTATGTCAATTGTAAATAGACTAGAAGAAACCTACCAAATAGAAAGAGTAATTACTTTTAACAATAGCAAAGGTAACTTTAGAAAACTACTAGACCCAAACTACAAAGCAAACAGAAAGAAACAAGAACATCCTAAATTACTATATGAGATGCACGAACACATAGCAGAAATATATAGCACAAAAAGTTCTTATGGCATAGAGACAGATGATTTAGTAGCAACGTACTGGAAAAAACTTACAGACGAATTAGGACACAACAACGTAATAATAGTATCGCTTGACAAAGATTATAAGCAACTACCTTGCCTTATGTATAACTATCACTACAAACACCAAGAGATAATAGATATAAGTCCTTACGAAGCCCTATATAACTTCTACGAGCAAATGATAGTAGGAGATAGTGCAGACAATGTAAACTACTGTAAGGGATATGGTAAAGCATATGCAAAGAAACTATTTAAAGATTGTAACACACATTATCAATTTACAAAAAAAACATATGAGTTATTTAAAACAATATATAAATCAAAAGCAAAATTAAAATACATACAATGTTATAATCTTTTAAAACTAAGAACATGAGTAATATATTAAACAAAGCAAACGAAATTATTAATTTAAGATCAGAAGAAAAAGAAAGGACTTACGGGCCGTTTTCTGAAGGTATGAAAAGAGCTGCTATGATAGCATCAGGTGCGACAGGTAAAGACATAACTACAGAAGACATGTATATGTGCATGGTTGCGTTAAAGCTATCTAGAGAGTCTTATAATCATAAGGAAGATAACCTGCTCGATGCTGTTGCATATTTAGGAGCATTAAATAACTTACACGATGGGAGATAATTCTTGTATGATTAATCTACTTGGTAACGTACCAACTAGAATGAATTCACATAACGCTGGTTGGACTTACTGCTTAAAAAGTATTGCTAGTAGCAAATCAGATTATGATATAGAAATAATTAACGAACCAAAAAGGATACATGAATTTAGAACTGTTATTATTAACAACGGAATAAATTATAAGAAAGATGTATGGAATTTTTTCGGAGGTGTACAACAAAAAACTTTAGATTATTTACATGAGTTAAATAAGTATAAAGGATTATTATTTACATTTAACGAGCCAATTGATTTTAGATCATTATTAAAAAGAAAAGAAATAACAACTATTCCGAATCAAGAGGTATTTTGTCAAAGCACTATTGATAATAAGTTAATATTAGGAGACTCTCATTCGTTGTCTATTTACAAAACAGGTTGGGGAATAAATAGGCTAGATGGTAAAACATTACATGGTTTTTTAAAAGAACCTTACAAGTATTTTAATAAAGAAAATACCACTGATTTAACTTTGTATTTTGGGAATATAGATATTAGATTTCATTTGATGCGTCAACCAAACCCAGAGCAAGCGGTTTTATTGTTAGTTAATAGATTGTTAAACTTTATTGCAGAAATAAGTCCAGATATTAATGTAACTATTCAAGAGTTATTACCTATTGAAGATGAATCAAGAAAGATACCAGGTTCAGGAATGTATAAAGGACAACCATTTTATGGTAGTAAAGAAGAAAGACAAAATTTAGTTAACTTATTTAATATACTAATTAAAGATTCTATTGATCATAATCATCCATATAAAGTACAAAAGATGTGGTTAGATTACCCATTACATTTTAATTGTATGGAAGCTAGGCAGTCTGTACATATTAGACCAGATTATTACTTACATAAAAACACTTTTATAAATGATACAAGAGTTCCAAAGTTATTATAATAAAGCAAAGTTAAATCAAGAAAGATTATATCAAGGCTATGATTGGTCTAAAGAAGATATAAATGACGATTTAATATGGCATGTACCTATCTATGATGTGGTAAATAGAAGATATGCAGCATTTAGTAGTTTTTTAGAAGCTATTAGACTTAAAGAAACAGATCCAAAAGGAAATGGTAAATGGTTTAAATATGCTGATGTTAATGATTTTGATTTTATGTTATTATGTTATTTATTTAGATTATGCGGTAGTGGTATTAATTATTTTCCTAAAACTAATCATCCTTACGGGACTCATGGTTTTGGTAATTTTTGGATAGTTGACAGTTTACTAAACGGTAGAAATAATTTTAACGAATGGATTGATGATTTACCTGATAAAAAATTCAGTGATAATAAAGGTTATTTATTACCAATGATTCCTAAAGGATTAAGAAGTTTTATTTTAGATGATAGTTATAACTTAGTTTTATATATCTTAGATAATATGTCAGGCCTTGAAATATATGAAGTAGTAGATTTAGGTAATGATTGGTTATTAAGAAGAGGATATAAAAGACAAAATTTTGTTTTATGTGCATTCGCAATGGACTTAGCTGAATATTTCCCTGAAACAATAACTAGAGATAGTAGAGTTTACATTGGATCTAACGCTAGAAAATGTTTAAAAGAGATATTTCCTGAGACAAAAGGAATAGGTTCTAATATAAAAACAACTAACGATTGTCTTGACCACTTATGTGATTTGACAGGCGGCCATAGTTTTAAATACGACATGGAAGATGTGGCTTGTGATTTTATAAGATACAAAAATAATTTCCAAAGCAAACATCATATAGAATATAATAACGGAATAAAATATTATAACAATGTTTCTAAATAAACAAACTTACATAGAAAATAAAGACTTAAATAAATATACTCTAGAAGAATATTTAAGTATTACTAGTGGTTTTAAATCTTCATTTAAACCTTTTGTAGTTAAACAAATAAATGGATTTAACGTAATAGATGAATCAGAAGCTTGCAGTGTTGGATATAAAGCCAGATCAGCAGAGTTTTTAATGCAGCGACTACAAGAGTTAGGCGTCAAACATATAGTATATGTTCAACCTAGAAGAGGTTATGCAGGTATCTCTTTAGCTTGGTTATGTAAAGAGTATAATATGAAGTTAACATTAATAATGCCAGCTTCAAAAGAAGTTAGTGATCATCAAGCTCTTTGTATTGAGTTAGGTGCAGAGGCAAAATTTGTTAGAATAGCTGCTATGCCAAATGCTAATAAGTATGCAAAAGAATATGCCGACAAAATTAGTGCATTTTTTATTCCATTAGGTTTAAATCATCTACATGTTATTGCAGGAGGAGTAAGAGTTATTTATGATTTTTTTAAAAATAATAAACATCCTGAAACAATGTGGAGTGTAATTAGCACAGGTGTTTTACAAAGATCTATGCAAATAGCTTTACCTGACACAAAATTTAAAGCAGTTGCTGTTGCTAGAAATATACAACAAGGGGAATTAGGTCGTGCTGATTTTTATAGTTATCATAAACCTTTTAATAGTCTTTCAGATTTAATACCAGATAAATTTAATTGCGAGTCAAGCTATGATTCAAAAGGGTGGCACTATATGTGTAAATATGGAAAAAAAGGAGATTGGTTTTTTAGTGTAGCTGGTAATGCAAATAAACCTACTATTAATAAACTTAAAATAAATTCTTATAGAGATTGGAATGACTTAAAAGATTTAAAAATATGATTAAAACAATTTTTGAAAACGCAGAAGATGCTTATGCTTATCAACTTAATAGAATATTAGTTTATGGTGTAGACTTTGATAATACAAAAGCTTTGTTCAATATAGGTTTTACAATAAAAAATCCTATGGATAATTACATTACAAACAAAGAGCGTAATTGGAGCTTAGAATATGCTAAAGCTGAATGGGAATGGTATAAGTCAGGTGATCGTAGCATAGACAAATTAGGTGATATTTACGGTAAGATACCACCTATATGGGAAAAAATGGCCGATAAGAATCGTAATGTTAATTCTAATTATGGTTATCAATGGCAACGTAATAATCAAATAGACTATGTATGTGCTACGCTTAGACAAAACTCTAATACTAGACAAGCGGCAATAAGTATATATGATGCTAAAGAGTGGGGATCATATACAAAAGATACTCCATGTACTTATGCAGTACAGTTTACAATACTAGACAATAAGTTAAACATGTCAGTTTTGATGCGTTCTAATGACATCTGGTATGGTTTTTGTAATGATCAATATCAATTCTCAATGTTACAAGAATTAGTTGCTAAGAGGTTATCTATTGAGATAGGAACTTACTACCATTTTGCACACAACTTACATTTATATAATAACATAAAAAATAAAATAACATGAAATTTAACGAAATAAGAAATTGGGCCAAAGATAAAGGCATACTAGATAAAGGAGATGTAAAAACACAATACATAAAACTTCAAGAAGAATGCGGTGAATTAGCAGAAGCAATATTAAAACAAGACAAGTTAGAAATGTCAGACGCTGTTGGAGATATTATTGTAGTATTAACTTCTTTATCTGAACTTGGAGGATTTAAAATAGAATCAGCAATAGAAGGAGCTTGGTTAGAAATAGCAAACAGAAAAGGTAAAATGATTAATAACAACTTTGTAAAAAATACAGATCATATAATAGCAGGAACAGAATGAGAACATATCTAGCAAAAATTAAAATACCAGATAACTTAAAAAAACAATCCGTAGGTTATATAGGCGAAAAAGTATTTGAACACTGGTTTAAAGTAAATTATAATGACGAACAATTGTTTAAACAAAAAGCAGACAGAGATTATAACAAAATAGATTATGCTGATGAAAAAGGTTTTAAATATCAAGTTAAAACAACAAGTAAAAAATCTTATACATTTAATTGTTCTACTGATAAAATAAAAAACCATTTAACATGTGATTACTATATTTTAGTACAATTAAAAAATAACTACGCATACATAGAAAACTTTAGAACAAAACAATATATATTAGATAATATTATACAAAGCTTTAAATACAAAAACTCTTCATACGTTAAACCAGAGAATTTATTGCAAGAAGTATTATCTATATGAAAAAAAAAGATAAAGATTTAGTTAAAGAGTTTTACAACCTTGCATTATACGATTACGAAAAAGGTACAGACTTAGAAGAACTAAAAATTATCTTAAACGACTATGAAAATAAAGAAATGTATTTACAATGCGCAGGTATTAATTTAGCTATACAATATATAGAATTCTTAATATATTTAGAAATAATAAAACATATAAACGAAATAAATGACAACTCAACAAATTAAACAGTTAATAGAAACAGAACTAAACATAGAAATAAATGCTAAAAGTAGAAAGAGAAAAAATGTTTATGCTAGAGCTATATATTTTAAAATATGTAGAGACAGAACACATTTATCTTTAAAAGAAATAGGAGATACACTTAAATTAAATCACGCAACAGTATTACACGGTATTAATAACGTATTTCCTACATTTGAAGTATATAACCCTGAATATATGGAAGTATATAGAAAAATAAAAAATAGCGAAGAATACATACCTGTAGAAGACAGATACAATACATTAAAAGAAGACTACTATAAATTACAAAGCAAATACGATAGTATCAAAGACGCTAAGACAAGAAAAGAATATAACTCTTTAGTTAAAATAATTAAAGAAATACCTGAAGAAAAACTAGACGTAGCTAACCTAAGAATAGATGCAATGGTTAAAATGCTTAAGACTTACTAATAACAAAAAGAAAAGATATTTGTTATATAAAAAATAATTAATAATAATCTTTTTTAATTATGGATAAAAGAAAAAACAACGGAGGACATACAACTGCTGGTAGAAAGCCTAAAGCAGAGGAGGTAAAGTTAATTGAAAGACTTACACCATTAGAACCTCAAGCTTATGCAGCTCTAAAAAAAGGAATAGAATCTGGAGAGTTTAAGTTTATACAAATGTTCTATCACTACTACGCTGGTAAACCAAGAGAAACAAAAGACATCACATTAAACACCGAGCAACCTTTATTTAATATTATTGATTAATGTTTGTAGTAACAACTGCAATTAAAAAACTTCTTAAACTTAAGAAACGTAAAAAGATAGTTCAAGGTGGAACATCTGCTGGTAAAACGTTTGGCATACTACCTATTCTTATTGATAGAGCTTTAAGATCATCTAACTTAGAAATAAGCGTAGTTAGTGAAAGTATACCACATTTACGTAGAGGTGCTTTAAAAGACTTCCTAAAGATTATGATGATGACTAATCGTTATAACGA